GTGTTAGCAGAGTTGCCTTGTGTAATAGCAGGGCAACTCTTTATCTTTTAAAAGGAGCCATAACATGGCAGGACGTCCGTTTGACATTTCAAAATTTCGCAAGTCTATTACTAAGTCTATTGAGGGACTAGGAATTGGATTTAACGACCCAAAAGATTGGGTATCAACTGGGAATTTTGCTTTGAATTTTTTAATCAGTGGGGATTTCCACAAGGGAGTACCACTAGGTAAGGTAACAGTATTTGCAGGTGAAAGTGGTTGCTTACCAGCAACCGCTAAAGTAACTGTTAGAATTTCTAAAAAGATATAATTTATGCCCACATTCTACGGCATTTGTGTCAATTACCCGTCGACTAAAGATGGTCTGGTTTTCCGCTCAAACAATAAAAACATCGGCCGAATTATGGAAAGACGACAGTGAACGAATAGAAAAAATTGCAGGGCATGCAGGAGTTAAAATGTTATTATAATATGGGAAAGTGAAGTAAATAAGAATCCGCATGCAGTGGCAGAAAGAATAATTAAGGACATTAAAAATGGAAATTAAAGAAATTACAGTTGGCGAGTTAAAAACATTATGGGACAGTGGGGAATACTACTTAGAAATAGATACACCGGATGGGTTCCAACCTATTACCGCGTGGTTTAATAAAGGTGTATTGCCAATGGTAGAAATCAAATTAGCCAGTGGTGAAGTAACTAAGTGTGCGGTTAACCACCTACTTCAATCATCAGATGGAACTTGGGTGCCTGCGGGTGTTACATCAGAATCAATGATGCTTCTATCGAGCAAAAATATTTCTGACTCTGTAGTATCTATTAATGAAATAGCTCCAGAAGAATGCTACGACTTTACAGTAGATCATCCGAATCATAGGTATTGGGGCGACGGCATCTCCAGCCATAATAGCGGCAAAAGTTTTATTTGTGCTGGAAACTTGATTAAGCAAGCGCAAGAGCAAGATATTTTCCCTATCTTGATTGATACAGAAAATGCGTTAGATGAAGCTTGGTTACAGGCATTGGGGGTTGACACATCAGAAGACAAATTGCTTAAACTTAATTTGGCAATGATTGATGATGTGGCCAAGACCATTTCAGAGTTTATGAAAGAATATAAAACAATGCCTGAAGAGCAGCGAACAAAAATCTTGTTTGTTATAGACTCGTTGGGTATGTTACTTACTCCTACTGATGTCAATCAGTTTGAAGCTGGCGAGATGAAAGGCGATATGGGTCGCAAACCCAAAGCACTTACCTCGTTAGTACGTAATTGTGTTAATATGTTTGGAAGCTATAATGTAGGAATGGTGTGTACCAATCATACTTATGCGAGCCAAGATATGTTTGACCCAGACGACAAAATCTCCGGTGGTCAAGGCTTCATCTACGCATCATCCATCGTGGTTGCTATGCGTAAACTGAAGTTGAAAGAGGATGAAGACGGTAACAAGACTACGGAAGTAAACGGTATTCGTGCAGCTTGTAAGATTATGAAAACTCGCTATGCCAAGCCGTTTGAGTCAGTGCAAATTAAGATTCCGTATGAAACAGGAATGAATCCATACAGCGGGTTAGTTGATTTGGCTGAAGGCAAAGGGTTGTTGAAGAAGGACGGCAATAGCTTGGTGTTTACAATGGCTGACGGCACTGTGATTAAACAGTTCCGTAAGGCATGGGAAAGCAACAAGGACGGAACTCTTGACAAAGTGATGGCTAACATCTCAGCTAACCCTACTAAGAAATCAGTGGTGGTAGCAGAAGTGGCTGAAGAAGATGTAGCAGGCTAAATAACATTTTACCCAAGGATAGTATTATGACAATTGAAATAGATGTGTTATGTGAAATGTATTCCAGCTTGAAACAATATATCCCCGCGAAGGATAGGCAGGAAGCGGCTGATAATGTCATGAGTATCCTAGTAGATCTGATCTCTGATGAAGAGCTTAAACTGTTAGGTGCAACTGATTCAAAGATGGCTAAGGCATTGAAAACTTATGCCATCAATGATGAAGATTTTGATGACGATTACAACGCTGAAGACGACGAGTAATCAACAAGTGAGGTCATATTAATGACTTGGTATACTAAGGTGACAGCAGACATATCGCGTCTGCCAGAATTTATCGCATTTTATGAAGCAGAGCTGCAGCAAGCTAAGTATGATGTAACAATTCATGGAAATGTCGAGAAAAGCATTTCGGCACTGCCAGGTATCACTGAAGTAAGATTCAACCAGCTTCAAGAAATTGAAGCTGTGTTGCGATTTTTAGAGCTACAGCTTAGAAAACTTAGGAGAACATTCTTTCAAAAGTATTTGGAGGGGTATAACAGAGTGCTGACTAGCCGTGATGCTGAAAAATATGTAGACGGTGAACCTGATGTGATTGATTTTGAGTGTATCATAAATGAAGTTGCGTTGATGCGAAATAAGTGGCTTGGCGTCTTAAAAGGAATAGAATCTAAGAATTTTATGCTAGGCCATGTATGCCGTCTTAGAACGGCAGGGATGGAAGACATCACATTGTGAAATAATGCTAAATAGTATTATACCATTAAATGGATTCCCTATGCGACATTTATTAAATAAACTAGACCTATTAGAGGCTACTCTTACACCAGCACAAATAACAAAATACCCTGAACGAATCGCAGCTTTCTTAAAGCATATTCGAACAGGGGGTAAATTTTACACTGACGCTGACGGCGTTGAAGTTATTTTAGATCCGGCTGAAGCAGACCGTTTTGAAGAAATGATCTCAAACAAATTGTTTACTGGCCGCGTCATGGGAACTGATATAAATGGTAAACAGTGGCCATTAAGCTCATTTAGAAAAACATCAGAGTTCGGCGGCGCCTCTGCTAAACCAGGGGATGATGCAGACACTTCTGAAATAAATAAAGAAGGGGTATTAGTTAAGCCTGGACAAATTGGGTTAACAAATAAATTCATTCCTGCGTCTGAGTTAGCGGACGAAATAGCACATAACTCAGTTTTGAGTAGCACAGAGTATGGTAAGGCAGTAATTGAAGTAGCCAACGCATTAGATAATGGCCTTCCTCCTACTATCCCACAAGAGTTCGTTAAAAATACACAAATTAAAAAAGCTATTGTGGACTATGCTGGGGAATATTTAGGAGTATTGGCACTAGTCAAAGGCAGGTCAAAATTTAAAAACATTTCTGGGTTTTTAGATTGGCTTGGCGGGGATTTAAATGCGTTAGTATTAAATTTTCCAGCAGCGTCAAACAACCCACTTGCAGATAGTTTTGCCTCTATTGTTAACCCAACAACAGAGCGCCAAGTTAACATATCAAGCAAGGGTTCAAAGGGCGGAGCCGCACCGAGTATGGGCAGTTTAGTAATACCTGAATCTCTTCGTAGTAAAAAATCTAGTAAAACTGCAGTAGATTTGATTGATTTATGTCAAAATAAAAGCCTGCCCTCACCGCAATCAATTAGTCAAGTATTTCAAGCAATGAACTTATTTTATGAAAGAATTCCAAATAAAATTCCATCAAAGTTTCATAAATTTCTGCCCTGGTCATTGTCAATAATAAATGAAATAAATGATAGTTTAAAAAATGGTAACACTATGCCCAAATATGCTGAATTATTCATGGGATTAAAAAGTCGTGGTGAGGACGGAGGCAAACTTACCTATGTTACTAAACAAGCAGTAATGGATATAGTTAACAACGGAGCATTACCAGAATTTCAATCAGCTATATTAGAAATTCTTGGGTATAACTTTATTCAACAATACACTGATATTGAAAATAAATCAGGCGAATTAGTTTTTAACACACAATGGCCGGCCCAGCTTGATGGGGTAGTAACATTAGAAACTAAATCTGGAGCCACTGACCCAACTAAGGGTGGATTTAGTTTCAAGTTAAAACCAGCTGGCTCAAAAGCTGATGACATAGAAGAGCCCGGATCGGCTGCTGACACTATTTCTGCTTCAGAAAAAATAGCGACTGCTAAAATTGATAAGGTGCTAACTGGGCATACTGATGTTAAACTGTCACAATCTTCCCCGCGTGCCAGAAAAGACGACGCCCCAAGAGCGAGAAGAAAATAATGTCGTTTGTAGACACCTTTAAGGACAGATACGATAGTCATGATCACTCATTGCGAGTGTTAGAGATTCTGTCAGGATATGACAGCTTTATGGACAGTTTGCAGGTGGTGGCAGATATGGGCTCTGGGCATGGGCTTGACATAAACTGGTGGGCAACTGCAGAAACACGCGACGAATACCCACAACCTTACAACTTCACCTGCTATGCGGTGGACAAGGACCACAGTGGAAACGACTACGAGTTGCCAAACTTACACAAGATAACGGGCAACTTTGAAGAGAGGCTGTTGCCCAGAAAAGTTGACTTGATGTGGTGTCACGATGCGTTTCAATACGGCATCAACCCGCTAGCGACGCTGAAGTTATGGAACGAGCAGATGTCAATAAACGGGATGCTGGTCATCATAGTGCCGCAAACATTCAACTATCGCTTCAATCGTCTTGTCAATAGAGTCCACGACGGATGCTTTTTCACTTACAATATATGTAACCTGATTTACATGCTGGCCGTAAATGGATTTGACTGTAAAGATTCGTATATGTATAAGGAGCCCAACGATCCTTGGATACACTTAGCGGTATATAAAACAGAGACCCCACCTATGGATCCAGCAACTACACGCTGGTATGATCTAGTAGAAAAAGGGATGCTTCATGACTCGCTTGCAGCGTCTGTGAATAAGTTTGGCTACTTGAGGCAGGAAGACATTATTTTACCATGGTTGGACAAGCAGTTTTATTTTGCGAAAGATTAAGACGTTATTCTAACTTTTTCACTCAAAAGGATAAATAAAATAAGAAGTGATTGACTTCAAGGATAAATAACTGTATACTTAATACTTAACATGAACACTAACTCGTCATCGTCATTGAAACTTTCAACTATACGCCCTACATGGCGCCTGGCTGGGTCGTCTATGACTATGCCTCAGTCACCGGTGGGCTATACCTTCGATGTCAATTACATCAATGCTGTCATTAAAAGCATTACAGGTAATAACACATGTGGCACAGGGTATAGAGCAGAAGAGTTGGGTAGTTTAGCAGGTAGTGGGTTCAGAGAAGGAAGCGGTATAGCATAACAGCACATACCAAACAGATTCAAAGAACCCTAGGAACTAAAAGACCTAGGGTTTCGTATTTTAGCAGTAAATAGAAAGATTAAGATGAGTGAGAAAGAACATAAGGAAAAACAACAACGCGAGTGGGCAGTAAAGTTTACGCTAACTGAAGAACAGAAGCGTGAGTTGTTTGCCGGTAAACTAGAAAGAATGCAACTGTATCGTCGTGCTATTCACAGTGTGAAACACGGCGACAAAAAAGTTAGTTAGATTAGATATTGAGAGATAGAATAGTGTGAAGTATTCCAGGAACGCGGCCTGGGCCCTGCACTTTAAACATGGGGAGAACGAGGGCGGCCTGGAGGATGAGAAGCACCTTGTGTGGTGTGCGAAAAAATCCAGTGTATTACAGTGTTTTAGTGCGAGTAACTGAGCAGGGCCATATGACGGCAAGGCCACGAAAGCAGCAAGAGCACTGTAATACACACATTGGTAACAGTGTGTGGAAAAAGTGTTGACACCAGCCAAGAACTGCTGTATAATACTCACATAAACTAGAAAAACTAGTGTTTTCAGCGTAAAAGCGTAGAAAATAACAGAAAAACTAGTTGACAGTTAGTATGAAAGGTGTTATAATAAACACATAGCAGGAAATGATAGAGTTACTTGCTGTTAGTTCTTTAAAAACATAAGTAGATAGATTCCTTACATTAGTGATGTTTTACACACTCAATCGGGAGATTACAGTCGCCACAAGCGGGTGTAAGGGATCATTTTGAAGGACACTGACGAGTCGGTCTAGTAAACCGAAACAGCAGCAAATGACTTGGTATCTGCTTCGACCAGTGTCCTTCAAAATGATTTTAAAGTTTGAAGAAGTTATGAATACAGTTGGCGAGAAGTGTTAACACCCGGATTTTAGATTAGTAAACTGTATTCAACTAATTTTGATTATAAGGAGAAGTTGATGAAACCAAAATTATTGTATTACATCTGGGGTGGCCAGAGATTCAATGGCAAACGGTACGGAATGTACAGTCGAGATGGAAGTCTTGACAAATTAGAGATTATGTTTGATCTGGGGTGA